GGTAATTCGGACCCCGTTGTATTCCTAGATATAAAGTAACACTAGCCGCCTACCGGACAGAATTTTCTTTATGAGTTTAAACGCGTTAACACAAATCCAAGCGGCGGCGCTGTTGTCGATTGCGCCACGCACGTTGCGTGATTGGGTTGATTGCCCACGCAATCAGGACGGCAGTTATCCCGGCCCTGCACTGGTAGCGTACTACGTCGCCAAACTAAACGGCAACGGCGAGTACGACAACCAGCGCGAACGACTCGCGGCAGCGCAAGCGGAAAAAGTCGAGACGGAAAATTTAGTGCGACGCGGCCAGTTGTGCGAAGTCGAAGCGGTCGCTTCGTTGTGGGCAGACGTGTTAACTAACGTCAAGTCTAAACTGCTAGGATTACCGACTAAACTTGGACCCCAACTTGTCAACAGAAACGAACCCGGTCAAATCGTCGGCATCATCCGACAGGAAGTCGTCGACATACTCGACGAACTTTCGTCTGATACTGGCCCGTTGTCGGGAGGCATTGAAACCGCCACCGACGTTGACCGTGAGCCAATGGGCGGACCAATACCGGAGACTGTCTAGCGAGTCTTCCGCCGAACCGGGCATTTGGCGTACCGACCGTGCCGAGTATCAACGCGGCATCATGGACGCCATTACCGACGACCGGGTACGCGAAGTTTGGGTAATGAAGTCGGCGCAAGTTGGCTGGACGGAAATTCTAAATAACGTCATCGGCTATCACGTCCATCAAGACCCGGCCCCAATGCTGTTAGTGCAGCCGACGCTAGAAATGGCGGAAGCATGGTCGAAGGACCGACTAGCGCCCATGATCCGAGACACAGCGGCGCTGGCTAGCAAGATTGCCGACCCGAAGTCACGCGATAGCGGCAATACGCTATTGCACAAGAAGTTTACCGGCGGTCACTTGACCGTAGCCGGTGCGAATAGTCCTTCAGGTTTGGCGAGTCGGCCAATCCGAATCGTACTGTTCGACGAAGTGGACCGTTACCCGGCGAGTGCTGGCAGCGAGGGCGACCCGATTAGTTTAGGTCGCAAGCGCACCGCAACCTTTTGGAGTCGTAAAGTTTTGGCTGGATCGACGCCAACGATTAAAGGTTCTAGCCGCATCGAAGCCGGGTTCGAATCCGGCGACCAACGGTTTTATTACGTGCCGTGTCCGCATTGCGACGAATACCAACGCTTGCAGTGGTCGCAAGTGAAGTGGCCGGACAATCAGCCGGAGTTAGCCTGTTACGTATGCGTGGCGTGTGGCGCTACGCTCGACGAGGCAGACAAGGCGGTTATGTTGCGCGAAGGCGAGTGGCGCGGCACAAAAGAGTTTCGAGGAATCGCGTCGTTTCACATTAGCGAACTGTATTCGCCATGGTCCACATGGGCAGATATGGCGGTCGCTTTTGTCGAGGCGAAACGATTTCCCGAAACTTTGCAAACGTGGATCAACACCGCGTTAGGCGAGACATTCGAGGAACGCGGCGAGGAAGTCGAGTCTGTTGGCTTGGCAGCGCGACGCGAACAGTACGACCCGGCCACGATTCCGTCGGGCGTCCTGATGCTAACGGCTGGCGTCGACGTGCAAGACGACCGATTAGAAGCCACGGTCGTCGGCTACGGACGCGACGAAGAAACGTGGGTTATCGAACACCACGTACTTCGAGGCGATCCGGGTTCCGAGTCGCTATGGCGCGATTTGGATAATTGGCTGTTGCAGAAACGAACGACGGACGACGGACGCACGCTGTTAATTGAAGCGGCGGGTATCGACTCCGGCGGTCACTTCACGCAACAGGTATATGGATATGCCGCCAAACGAAAGGCCCGAAGGGTTTGGGCTATCAAAGGTGCGGGCGGATTCGGTCGATTGATTTGGCCGAAACGCGCAGGGCGGGCGGGGCGCACGTCGGCACAAGTTTTTATTGTCGGCGTGGATACGGCGAAAGATGTTTTGTTTGGTCGACTAAAGCGAATACAGCAACCCGGTGCGGGTTACGTCCACTTTGCTAATTCGCTCGACGAAGTGTACTTCGACCAACTAACCGCCGAAACGCTAGTACACCGCATGGTGCAGGGTCGACGTGTGCGTAGTTACCGCCCGCGCACGTCTGGATCGCGTACAGAGGCGTTAGACTGTTTCGTGTACGCTTATGCGGCATTCATCGGTCGACAGGGGCCAATGGTTTTGCCGAATCGCAAATCAAACGAAAAACCTGTCGAGCAACCGGTAGCCGCAGCGACGCAAGTTGCCGAGCAACCGAAACCGGTTCGACGGCCATTGCCGAATCGACCGCGTGGTGGTGGTGGCGGGTGGGTAAACGGGTGGAGATGATATGGCAAATTTATTTGATTCCAGCAACTACCCGGTAATAGAACCGGACACTTTACAGGCCGGGGACAGGTGGGCGTGGAAACGTCCCGACTTGATTAGCGACTATCCGTCTTCGGCATACTCGCTGTCGTATGTGTTCCGCCGTGACGTGACCGGCGAACGAATCGCCGTTAGCGCGACGCCGGGATCAGATAGTTACGTTGTCGAAGTTGCATCTAGCACAACGGCAAACTACGAACCCGGAAAATACCATTGGGTCGCCTACATCACGCGCACGTCGGATTCGGCCCGCGTCGAAGTCGGCTACGGCACGACGGAAGTTAAGGCGAACAAAGCCACGTCGAGCGAGGACCCACGGTCGTTCGCCCAAATCGCGCTAGATAACATCGAAGCGTACTTAAAGGACCCGACCAACATTGCAGCCGCGTCGTACTCAATTGCGGGTCGCAGTTTGTCGCGTTGGAATCGCGCCGATTTGTTTGTCGAGCGTGACCGGCTGAAGGGCGAAGTCAACCGCGAGAAACAAGCCGAGAAACTCGCCCGTGGGCTAGGATCAAATAGCACGGTTCGTGTGAGGTTTACCGTATGAAGTTATTAGACCTTTTCAAGCGAACCCCGAAGAAACCCCGACGCCGCGCATTTGAAGCGGCCAACACTGGTCGATTGTTCAACGATTGGATGACGGCCACAAAGTCTGCCGACGCGGACATTCGATATACGCTTAAGGCAATGCGGGCGCGATCACGCGACCTTGCCCAAAACAACGATTACGCACGACGTTACCTAGACTTGGTGGCAACCAACGTGGTCGGACCGCGTGGCATTACGCTACAGGTTCGCGCACGGGAGCCGAACGGCGCACTGGATCAACTGGCAAACCAAATTTTGGAACGTGCCTTTTATCAATGGGGCAGACCAGGAATTTGCACAGTCGATGGCCGGTTGTCGTGGGTCGACGCGCAAAAAGTATTTATCGAATCGGTGGTGCGCGATGGCGAATGTTTCGTGTTGTTCGTGGAAGACGAAGCGAACCCGTTTCATTTCCGCTTGCAATTCATCGACGCCGATTTGGTCGACCAAGACAAAAACGAAGTATTACCCGACGGAACCCAAATCCGCATGGGTGTCGAGGTTGACGCGACCGGGCGTCCGGTTGCGTATTACGTAAAGGTTCGCCATCCAGACGACTACCAATATTCGGGACAGTACGTCCGCGATATTCGTATCCCGGCTGATCGCATGATTCACGCATTTAGACAGGATCGCGTCGGACAGACACGCGGCACGCCGTGGACGGCAACCGCGATGACGCGGCTTAAAATGTTGGGCGGTTATGAAGAAGCCGAGTTAGTCGCCGCGAGAATCGGCGCGTCAAAAATGGGTTTCTTTATTTCGGAATCCGGCGACGAATTCCAAGCCGACGGCCCGAACGCCGACGGCACGCTAAATATGAACGCGCAACCCGGCGAGTTTATGCAACTTCCGGCGGGCGTAAACTTTAAGGAATACAACCCGCAGCATCCGTCGACCGCGTTTCGTGAATTCGAAAAGGCGATGTTGCGCGGTATCGCGTCCGGCTTGGGCGTGTCTTACACGTCGCTTGCGAACGATTTGGAATCGGTTTCGTATTCGTCCATTCGCCAAGGGTTGTTAGAAGAACGCGACCAGTGGCGAACGGTCCAGCATTGGATGATCGAACACTTTTGCCAGCCGGTGTACTTGCGTTGGTTGCGTAACGCGCTGGACTTCGGCGCGGTATCGCTACCCGGCAACAAGTATTTTAAATTTAGCGAGACACAATGGGTTCCGCGTGGCTGGCAATGGGTCGACCCGCGCAATGAAGCCGAAGCGCAGATTGTCGCTATCAACAACGGTTTGATGACGCGCACGCAAGCACTCGCCGAACGCGGGTTAGACATTGAAGACGTGTTGCGCGAAAGGGCATCCGAAGACGAACTAATTACATCGGTTGGCGTGACGTTGCCGGGTGGCACAGCGCCGCAGAATGTAGCACCGGGGGTTTAACATGGCCGGTACTCACGACATTGTTTGCGATCAAGGCGCGACATTTACGCGTATATTCACTTGGGAAGATTCCAGCGGCATTCCTATTGACTTAACTTTGTATACGGCGCGAATGCAAGTGCGGGCTACGATTGGCTCACTTTCCACCCTGCTGTCACTGACAACAGAAAACGGTGGTATATCACTGGGTGGCACAGCAGGAACTATTACCGTCACTGCAACGGCTATACAAACCGCAGCCGTCGCAGCCGGTTGTTATGTATACGACCTTGAAATGGTGACGGGTGCAGTTGTCACGCGTTTAGTGCAAGGATCATTCACAGTTGATGCCGAGGTGACGCGATGAGCGAAACCAAGTTGAATAACATTATTGTTTCCGAGACAACGCAAAACGTCATTGTGCGTGCGCCGGGTCCATCCGGTGCGGCTGGTCCTACTGGTCCAACCGGATCGACGGGCGCGACTGGTATAACGGGGCCAACCGGCGCGACCGGTGCATTTGGACCGACCGGACCGACCGGCGTGCAAGGCGCACAAGGCATCGTTGGACCAACTGGCGCAACCGGCAACGTCGGGCCTACTGGTCCGACTGGCAGTCAAGGTATCCAAGGCGTCATTGGTCCGACAGGACCACAAGGCGTGCAAGGCATCCAAGGCGTGCAGGGTGTAGTTGGTCCGACTGGTCCACAGGGAATCCAAGGCGTGATTGGTCCGACCGGGCCAACTGGTAATACCGGCGCAACTGGTCCACAAGGCCCAACAGGGCCAACCGGCGCACAAGGCGATGCGTCAACTGTGCCGGGGCCAACTGGTCCGCAAGGCATCCAAGGCGTGCAGGGCGAAACCGGAGCGCAGGGAATCGCGGGGCCAACTGGTCCGCAGGGCGCACAGGGTGATACCGGCCCTACGGGTCCGACTGGCGCAGCATCTAATGTTGCTGGTCCTACCGGACCTACCGGGGCGCAGGGCGTCCAAGGTGATATTGGACCGACCGGCCCGCAAGGGCCGCAGGGTATCCAAGGCGTACAAGGCAACGTTGGGCCTACTGGCGCAACTGGCGATATTGGCCCAACTGGTCCAACGGGTGCAGCGTCTAACGTAGCCGGTCCGACAGGCCCGACCGGTCCGCAAGGCGCAGACGGGCAATCGTCAAGTTTCTACGAATATCAAGCGGACACGAACGCGACAAGCGGCGTTCCTACTGCCGGTCATTTGTACTGGAACAATGCCACGCAGATTTCAGCGACCGCGATTGTTTTGAGCCATTTGGAACAAAACAATTTAGACATAGATATTTTCTTGGCGATTTTGAAGGATGGCGATGTTATCGTCCTCCAAGATCGTAATAATTCCGCGAACTTTCAAAAATGGGAAGTTAACGGAACGCCGACCGTCGTATCAAACAGTTATGTTTCGGTTCCCGTTACGCTAGTCACTTCAGGCGGCACAGGCACAACCAATTTTGCTAACAACCATCAACTGATTGTTGTTATTCAGTCTGTCGGTTTAGTCGGTCCGACCGGACCGCAAGGTGTAACGGGTCCAACTGGCCCGGTTTCTACCGTTCCCGGTCCGACTGGTCCAACCGGGCCGCAAGGTATCCAAGGTGACGTTGGCCCAACTGGACCGCAAGGATCGCAAGGTATCCAAGGCATACAAGGCGACGTTGGCCCGACTGGTCCGACAGGATCGCAAGGTATCCAAGGTGTGACCGGTCCGACTGGTCCACAGGGGATACAGGGTGTCGCTGGTCCAACAGGCCCGACAGGTATACAAGGTATACAGGGCGAAGTTGGACCGACAGGACCGCAGGGAATCCAAGGCGTCCAAGGTGTCCAAGGCGAAGTCGGCCCGACTGGTCCGACAGGTCCACAGGGTATACAGGGTGTCGCGGGGCCGACTGGACCGACTGGTAGCACTGGCGCAACTGGCGCTGTTGGACCTACCGGACCAACTGGCGCGACAGGCGATACCGGACCAACTGGCCCGCAAGGTGTACAGGGTATACAGGGCGTGCAAGGTGCGACCGGTCCGACTGGCGCAACGCCGACAGTTGGCGGCAGCGATACACAAGTGCTGTTCAACGACGCTGGCGCTATCGGTGGCGATGCTGGTTTTACTTACAATAAAACCACGGACGCGGGAAGCATTGGCGCGTTAGCACTTTCGGCTGGCAATTTGTCGTTTACGACTACAGGCCAGCGCATCACGGGCGATTTCAGCAATGCGACGCCGGTTAACCGGCCAATGTTCCAAAGCAGTACGACAAACGGGTACACAGTTGTTCGTGCAATACCAAACGGAACCAGCCAATACGCTGAAATCGGGCTTGGTAATAACTCCGACGCGACTTCCGCTACTTCAACATTTTTTATGTCATTGAGCGCGACAGAGGCGCGAATTGCCTCTAGTCAAGCAAATACAGGGACATTGCTTCCGCTAACTTTTCAAGTTGGAGGGAACGAAAGATTTCGTATTGACACATCAGGACAATTAGGCATCGGCGGCGCTAACTATGGTTCGTCCGGTCAAGTTTTGACTAGCAATGGCAGTGGTGCGGCCCCAAGTTGGCAGAGTGCCGGTGGCGGAGCGCCGGATTACATAACACAATCTTACGGTATCGTTTGAGGTAATCAAAAATGGCAACAGCAGCACAATACGCAGCGACCCCGCGTGCAGCAGTCGGGCAAGTCGTAACAGCCAACACTAACCGTGATGGCACAGGCACGCTTGCGACAATCTTTACGGCTGGATCGTCTGGATCGCGTGTCGATGACATTAAAATTCAAGCGTTAGCGACAACGACAGCCGGTGTCGTGCGTTTGTTTTTGCACGACGGCACTAACGCTCGACTATGGCAAGAAATCATGGTCACAGCGACTACTCCTAGCACATCCGTACAGGCATTTAATACGACGCTTTATAATCAAGCGTTAGTTTTGCCCAATGGTTGGTCGCTTCGCGCATCAACCAATAATGCCGAAGGTTTTAATATTTTGGTGACTCGCGCTGGAGACTTCTAAAAATGAACCCCGGAACATACGCAGGAGTTGGGAGCGGCGCATCGGGTGACACAATCACCGGATTTCAGCAATCGCACATCATCAAAACTTCGCAATCTATTACAGCGCCAGCCGGAACAAAACGCATTGAAGCATTGATTGCTGGCGGTGGCGGGTCCGGTGGTGGAAATACCGGCGGCGGCGGTTTTGGTGGGCTTGCTGTAATGGGCATTCCTGTTACTGGTAGACCATACGATATTGTTGTTGGCGCTGGCGGCATCAATAGCGCACCGGGGAATCCGTCGCAAGTTTGGTCGGCTGGCATGATGTACGCCGAGGTTGGCGGCGGCGGCGGACATGGCGCCGGAGAGGCAAAAAATGGACGCTCTGGCGGCTCTGGTAGTGGTTCTGGTTCGCAAAACTTTGGTGGGCATGGTGGAGCGCCACCGTTTGGTGAGTTGCTCTGGTATTACGCGCCAACGTATTCAAATATAACTTGGCAACCAAGAAACACGGCATACCCGGAGACTGTTTACGGAACAAATAATGCGGGATTTGGCGCGTATTACAACGGAAACAGCGGTACGTATGCCTTACAAGCGATACGCGGATCGCTAGGCGGCGGCGGTGGCGGCGGTTCTGCTGCTATTGGTCCCGCGTATGGCGGTGGCGGCGGTGGCGGCGAACCTACCTACGGAGGAACCGCAGGTAACTTGGGTGGCGGCGGCGGATCGATGAGTAATGGCGGCGTTTACGCTGGTGGATCATTGACAACGGTTAGCATTTGGGGAATTACAGGCAAGGCTAACGGAAACGGCGCTAACGGCGGTGCTGGCGGCGGCGGCGGTTTGTTAGGTGCTGGAGTAACTGGGTCATATACGCTTGGCGCATTGATTGGTTACACCTCCGACTGGGACCCGATATATTACGTAAATTATACTGGCGGCGATGGTGGCGACGGTGGTGGTGGCGGCGGCGGTGTATACGTACCCGGATTTGTGCAAGTTTACTATGACGCACAGGGACAATATTGGGATCAATATGTACAGCCAATAGGTCCAAATTTACGCAATGGAAATGGCGGAAACGGATTCGTCATTCTTCGATTTTTCTTTTGAGGTGTGACATGGGACTATATGCCATCGTTAAAGGCGGAATTGTCGATGCTGTTGCTATAGCGGATTCGCCACTCGAAACCGACGGAATCTGGATTTGCATAGACGACATGGACCCGAAGCCGTTTCGCGGGTGGGCATACGAAGATGGCGTATTTTCTTATGAAGCGCCAAAAGTATATGTAAAGAAATCGACAATCCGCGCTGTTTTGTCGGACGTGTGGGAAAAAATTGAGAATGCCGCGTCATCGGACGACAATGTAAAGCAATGGCTCGATAAGATTGCATTGCAAGAATCGCAAGAATTTACTCAACAATACATAGATGAATTGCTTTCACTTGTTAAAGGCAAACTAATTACATTGCAGCAATTCGAGAAATTGCGACCGAATAGTGGTTTTTATATCGAAATCGAATAGGTGAAATTTGAAAATTGCCGTTTACGCTATCAGCAAGAACGAAGCGCATTTTGTTAAGCGATTTTGCGAATCTGCAAAAGACGCCGATTTAATACTGATAGCCGACACTGGCAGTACGGACGATACCGCGATTGTTGCCGCCGAATGTGGCGCAGTTGTCCAAGATATTTGTATCACGCCATGGCGATTCGATACGGCGAGAAATGCGGCACTGGCACTATTGCCGCGTGACATAGACGTTTGCATTTCGCTCGACCTTGACGAAGTATTGGAACCGGGCTGGCGCGAGGAAATCGAACGCGTCTGGACGGAAGGCACAACCCGGTTGCGGTATTACTTCGATTGGGGTTGCGGGATTAAATTTCTGTACGAAAAAATCCACGCACGGCATGGTTACTTGTGGCATCACCCATGTCACGAATACCCCGTGCCGGATGGCCGTATAACGGAAGTGTGGGCGCAGACTGACAAACTTTTGGTTAGCCATCATCCCGACCCGACGAAAAGTCGTGGACAGTATTTAGATTTGTTGGCGGTATCGGTAAAGGAAGACCCGCACTGTCCGCGCAATGCGTTTTATTACGCACGCGAACTGACCTTTTATCAGAAGTGGCACGAAGCAATAGCCGCTTTGAATAAGTATCTTGCCATGCCGCAAGCGACGTGGCCGAACGAACGCTGTTACGCGTACCGCTTACTTGGCAAGTCGCACGCCGAGTTAAACGATTACGCGCAAGCCGAAGGGTACTTATTAAAAGCGTGTTCGGAAGCACCGAATACCCGCGAACCGTGGTGCGAATTAGCAATGCTGTATTACCGGCAAAACCGGTGGGCGGAGTGCTACGCGGCGTCGATGCGGGCGCTGTCGATTAAGGATCGTGCGCTGGTTTATACGTGCGACCCGGCGGTATGGGGCCACTGGCCGAACGACCTAGCCGCCGTGTCCGCGTGGCATTTAGGACTGCAAGCCGTAGCAGTCGAGCAAGGCAAACTAGCCGTAGAAGCGTCGCCAGATAACGCAAGACTGGCCGAAAATCTCAAATGGTATTTGGGAGAAAAACATGGCGATTGACCTACAACCGACGGCAACGATGGCCGAGGAAGCCGAACGCGGGTTAGCGTGGCGCGAGGAATTCGGACGGGGCGGAACCGCCGTCGGCGTTGCTAGGGCGCGTGATATAAAAAAC